TTACTTCTTCGCCTCTGCAACCACTTTACTACCCACGCCGCGGTTATTGTATTCCCACATGCGGTTGTAGTTAGTGTCATTCAGATTGCGCTGTATTTCGTCGTTATCATCTACGCTGCCGGTATTACCCGCAAACGGACGATTAGAGATCACCGCATCGGCCCACGGTTTAGCCGTGTTAAAACCTTCGTTGATGGCGCTATCACGGATCACCACCTGACCGTTGGTATTGGCATCAACATCCAGCGAGCGGCCCAGTTGCGCCACACCATCACCGAAAGCATTGAAACGGCTGTTTACGGCGAGGAAACCGTAGTAAATGTTGGACAGCGTAGCCGGTGCAAACACATACGCTTCTTGCTGAGTACGTGAGTTCACCACGCGGAATTCGGTGTTATCGAACACCACTGCGCCGCGACCAGAAACGATATCCACATCCCCTTCAATGTAGCTGTTGGTCACCAGCGTACGCGGCTGACGGTTGGTTTCCAGACGGTTCTGCACACCGCTGTTGGTGACAAAGAAGGTGTTCTGACGACCGAGAATGTTAACGTTGTTAATCTGTACCTGGTCACCATCAGTACGCAGTGCCACCGCCGGATGGTTACCTGCATCTACGCTATCGCCCAGCGTGTTTTCGATGGTCAGATTTTGCAGTTGCAGGCCATTGTTTTGTGACCAGAAGACCGCAGAGCAGAGAACACCGATACTGTCGCTGCGTTTGCTCTGGCAGCTATCGTACATATACCACGCTGGTTTACCTGGCATATATTTGCCGCGCGGGTTGACGTCGTGACGCCAGTCGGCAGGGCTCATGCCACCATCAAGGGAAAGCCCAATCTTCACATCAATCGGTTTTTCACCTGTACCGTACAGAGTAATTCCACCCGGAGCGGCAGGGACATATACCGTTCCCTGATACTCACCAGGCATCACGGCAATATACTGGCGCTTGTTGGTACGCTTGATAATTGCCGCATCTACCGCCGCCTGAATCGTGGTATGCGTTACACCTTGAGTGCCCGCCGGGCCGACAACAAAGTCAGGTTGCGCAGGCAGGGTAATCGGGGAAGGATTCCACGCTGCAGCACCTGGTGTCAGGGATGCAAAATAGTGTTGAGCATCGAAATTCTGCGCTTCTTTTGCCGACAGAATCGGGCGAGAAGAGGTACCAGGCGCGGTTTGATCAGAAGGACGTTGATCGGGCGGGGTTGAGCTACAGGCGGTCAGCGTCACGCCAAAAGCCAATGCCAGCGCCAGACGGGAAACTGAAAATGTGTTCACAGGTTGCTCCGGGCTATGAAATAGAAAAATGAATCCGTTGAAGCCTGCTTTTTTATACTAAGTTGGCATTATAAAAAAGCATTGCTTATCAATTTGTTGCAACGAACAGGTCACTATCAGTCAAAATAAAATCATTATTTGATTTCAATTTTGTCCCACTCCCTGCCTCTGTCATCACGATACTGTGATGCCATGGTGTCCGACTTATGCCCGAGAAGATGTTGAGCAAACTTATCGCTTATCTGCTTCTCATAGAGTCTTGCAGACAAACTGCGCAACTCGTGAAAGGTAGGCGGATCCCCTTCGAAGGAAAGACCTGATGCTTTTCGTGCGCGCATAAAATACCTTGATACTGTGCCGGATGAAAGCGGTTCACGACGAGTAGATGCAATTATGGTTTCTCCGCCAAGAATCTCTTTGCATTTATCAAGTGTTTCCTTCATTGATATCCCAAGAGCATCAACATGCAATGTTGTTGGGATGGCAATTTTTACGCCGGTTTTGCTTTGCTCGACATAAAGATAGCCATCTACGATATCAGACCACTTCATTTCGCATAAATCACCAACTCGCTGCCCGGTAACAACAGCCAGTTCCATTGCAAGTCTAAGCCAACATGGTGATGATTCTGCTGCTTGATAAATTTTCAGGTATTCGTCAGCCGTAAGTCTTGATCTCCTTACCTCTGATTTTGCTGCGCGAGTGGCAGCGACCGGGTTTGTTGTTATATGGCCTTCAGCTATTGCCTCTCGGAATGCATCGCTCAGTGTTGATCTGATTAACTTGGCTGACGCCGCCTTGCCCTCGTCTATGTATCCATTGAGCATTGCCGCAATTTCTTTTGTGGTGATGTCTTCAAGTGGAGCATCAGGCAGACCCCTCCTTATTGCTTTAATTTTGCTCATGTAATTTATGAGTGTCTTCTGCTTGATTCCTCTGCTGGCGAGGATTTTTTCGTAGCGATCAAGCCATGAATGTAACGTAACAGAATTATCACTGTTGATTCTCGCTGTCAGAGGCTTGTGTTTGTGTCCTGAAAATAACTCAATGTTGGCCTGTATAGCTTCAGTGATTGCGATTCGCCTGTCTCGGCCTAATCCAAACTCTTTACCCGTCCTTGGGTCCCTGTAGCAGTAATATCCATTGTTTCTTATATAAAGGTTAGGGGGTAAATCCCGGCGCTCATGACTTCGCCTTCTTCCCATTTCTGATCCTCTTCAAAAGGCTACCTGTTACTGGTCGATTTAAGTCAACCTTTACCGCTGATTCGTGGAACAGATACTCTCTTCCATCCTTAACCGGAGGAGGGAATATCCTGCATTCGCGCACCCATCGACGAACTGTTTCAAGGCTTCTTGGGCGCCGCTGGCGTGCGTTCCACTCCTGAAGTGTTAAGTACATCGCAAAGTCTCCGCAATTACACGCAAGAAAAAACCGCCATCAGGCGGCTTGGTGTTCTTTCAGTTCTTCAATTCGAATATTGGTTACGTCTGCATGTGCTATCTGCGCCCATATCATCCAGTGGTCATAGCAGTCGTTGATGTTCTCTGCTTCGATAACTCTGTTGAATGGCTCTCCATTCCATTCACCTGTCACCCGGAAGTGCATTTATCATCTCCATAAAACAAAACTCGCCGTAGCGAGTTCAGATAAAAGAAATCCCCGCGAATGCGAGGATTGTTATTCATTGCCGATATTCACTTTTATCGCGAACACCTTTACCGGTTTATCACCGAAGTGCGGATGTGTGATTGTCTTGATTTCATATCCGTCATACGGGACGTCAATTCTTCGGCTGGAATCGTCGCGCTTCGGATATCCCTTCGTGATAATCAGGCGGTCATACTCCCGGAACATAATTCGCTTATTCCAGTAGTCATTACACAGGCGATACTCTTCCGTTTTCTCTCCGCGAATCATGGCATCGAAGTATTCACCTTTGACAGCAAGTTGCAGGTTAGCCATTACCGCACCTCCAGTCTCCATACCGCCTGACCAATCCGGCTGGCATAGGTATCTTTGGATACTGCTCCGTCTTTAGCCAGCTCCATAAGAATTTTGCGCAAATCTGCCGAACGCCATTCTTCATCAGGAAATTCCTTCTCCATTGCCAACCGCAGATTCCAGGTTGCTATCGTGAATGGATATTCCCCGCCGAGAGCTTTCTCTTGCAGGGCAGCACGGGAACGCATCACCTGCAAAACCTTCTCTTTTACATCCATCATTTTGCCTCCTGCGGCGGTTCTGGTAGCGGCATCCAGTGTGATGGTATCCACGACGCACCAGGTATTACCAACCCATCATTAGCGTCAGGATGCCCCGGGATGTAAGTCGCCCATTTCATTCGCCAGTCACCTTTCCTGTCAAACTCCCTGGCAACAAGAACGGCTGTTTTGGTATCCGGCATTCGCTCACTACAGCTTATCCAGCCATCCGGAGTTACCGGATAGTTGCCCGACATCTCGTTCAACTTGTAAGTCTGGCTTACAAGTTCGGCTTCCAGCGATGCCAGTGCAATCCGTGCCAGTTCCATTTGTTCGCCACGGGTAAGCCCGTTTTCAAGCGGGGATTTAATGAACAATTCGATACGTTCTTTAGTGATAGTGCTCATATCACTCTCCTTTGATGCGAATGCCTGCGGCGCGCTCGGCTTCACTTTGTTCCCAAAACCACTTGTGAAGCTCCATAAGCTTTTCGTCAATCGGTGCATATTTGCGATTAAAGTAGGCCTGAGCATCTTTCTCAGATTCGTCCGGCAATTCGCCAGGGCCAAACAGTGTGTTATAAATCCATGCCAGTCCGCTCTTAGCGTCGCCAGTTGCCTGCCATTCGATAATGGCAGCCTGCATGACCAGAATGTTTTTCCCGATTAACAGGTCAAGTTCTTTGTACCGGTTGCGGATGTATGCATTCTCGCTTTGTAATTTTGCGTTGCGCTTCTCTGCTGCTTCCAGCTCAACACGCAGCTTCCCTACCGTTAGCGCAATATCCTCGTTCTCCTGATCGCGGCTTTTGATGTATTGCAGGTTTCTTTCCCGTTCATCCAGCATTGCCAGCACAATCGATGGTGTTACCAGCTCATGGAAAAGGTCCGCGTCAAATCCCCAGTCGTCATGCATTGCCTGCTCTGCCGCCTCACGCAGTGCCTGATGGTCAATTTTGCTCACTGGCTGCCTCCGCTTCCCACGTTTTCAAACTTTCACCACAGAACGGGCAAAAGCACATTGCAACGCCACGACCGATATATTTCCCCGAGTGAATTTGAGCAATATCTATGCATGACTCGCCGGTGTTTATGTTCACACGCTCCGGGATAAATATGCCTTTACTCTTGAATGTTGGATTTCCATATTCGAGAGATTTTGCCAACGCCGCGCACGGTTCTATCTTGTTGCCATTAATTTGGCATTTTGACTCACTCACTGGTTGCCTCCTTTGCGAAGCTCAGCGGCGAAGGCTACTGCGTGATCATGATGTTCAAGTGTGTATGCGCACTCAGCAAACATCTCCACGCCCTGTGCCCGTACATCAGCCAGGAAAGCATCGGTGGCTGGGGTGTCTGATTGCAGAGACTTTGCGCGATAGTCATTCCACCCTCTTGCATACATGGGATTAACTTGCACTCCATCTTTTACGCAATATGCCTGACCTCCACGGTTGATAACCTTGATTTCGTCCATTGCGCCAGACTTCATCCCCGCATTCTCCGCCGCCAGCGCCGCGCACTTGGCCTCCGCTTCAGCAAATTTACGCACCAGATACTCAGCGTTTGTTTCGTTAACCTTTAAATCTCGTGGGATGCATTTACCTTTCAGAAATCCATCCATCTCAATTAGCGTCATTTGTTTCATTTCTTCCCACTCCACCACATCGCATTCAGGTATTTGTTTTGATTTACTGATGGAAAAGAATTTCTCTTAAGCAATTCCTCTCTCGATGGCATTGGCTTTACGCGTTGGCGAATAATCATTTCTGCTGGAAGAATGCCGGGATTGTATGCAAGTCCTCTCATGGTAAATTCCTCAGTCATTACTGATAGCGCCATAGCGTGAGCGGTAATTACGCAGGCGCGGGTCGATATATTCAGGGAAGTGGGTATATGTGGCTTTGCGGAATGGTCGGATTGATGTCTGGTAAATTCGCTCGCGTTCTTCTTTCTCTGCAAGCCATATACAATGGCGAAATTCCTTTTCCTCTTTCGTTTCCTGCGGTAGCGACATTATCAGGTCGTAGTTTTTCCTGAATTTATCCAGCACCTCCGATACGGAATTGCCGGAACAGCGGCGCGCGTCATCCGCACCATACAAAGGCGCTGGCATGTTTTTCTCCGGTTGATTATTTAGCTAACTTTTTCCAGATCGCTGAAACGTATTTGGCTTGGTGGATGGCATCATCAAGCGCGTTGTGGCGAGTTCCTTTGAATGGCATATCTCGCTTAGGGTCGAATCCTATTACCTTTCCAAGCTCGACGATTGTTCTTACGTCGCGGTCATTCCACCACTGCCACGGAACTGGCTGCCCTGTCAGCGAATAACTGTTGCGGAGAATAACGCAGTCAAATGATGCTCCATTCCCCCAAACCTGAACGAATTTGTGGTTAGCGTTCTTTATGATGAATTCAGATAACCATGAAAGAGCCGTTGAAAGCTCTTGAGTGTTGCTGGTTAGCGATTTTCTGGCTTCTTCACTCTGTTCCATCCACCATAAAATCGTTGAAGCGTCAGGACGCGCCCGATATCGCATTGATGACTCAAGCGAGATATTTACCGAGAACTCTTCTCCTGTTTCTCCGGTATTCGGGTCAAAGAATACTGCCCCAATAGAAATAACTGGCGCGTATGGCCCGTTGCCCATTGTTTCAAGGTCAACCATTAAGTGATTCATGTAAGTCCTTAAATTGCGTGAATAGCGTGACGAGGGAAGGGGAGAGTTACTGGTGCAAAGGGGATTTCATCGTCGAAGTTCATAGGTGGTTCGCCGTAATTCCCATGCTGCTGAGATTGCTGTCTTTGTTGCTGGCCGTTATTTCGCTGAGGTGAAGACTGTTCATTGCTTCCTTGCTTGCCACCAAGCATTTGCATGGCTCCACCAACGCCCACGATAACTTCTGTAGTGAACCGATCCTGTCCGCTTTGATCCTGCCATTTTCTTGTCCGCAATTTGCCTTCAAGATAAACCTCTGAGCCTTTTCGCAGATATTCGCTGGCAATTTCTGCCAGTTTCCCGCTCATTACCACACGGTGCCACTCCGTCTGCTCCTTTTGCTCTCCAGTTTGCTTATCACGCCATTGTTCTGACGTAGCAACTGTAAGGTTTGCAAATGCCGTTCCTGATGGTGAATATCTGATTTCTGGATCATGCCCAAGGCGACCAATAATGATCACCTTATTTACGCCTCTGCTTGCCATTTATGCCGCCTGTTTTAGCTCGTTAACTCTGATGTTCATTACCTGAACGCATTTAGCCTGCGCCTCCTCGTTTCCAGCCATTAATTGCCAGTCACGCTGATAACGCTCGATGAGTTTTTTCTTGTCAGTTTCTGTTGACGCATAATCGCTGAAGTCTTTCAGGATTTGTTCGCAGTCAACCGATGGAGATTTCTGGTTGGTATTTTCTGGTGATGGTTTGTTATCTGATGCTGGGATTGCCCATCCCGGCAGTGATGGAGGGAGCCAGTAAAATCCTGTTCCATCCTTCAGTTTTGCCCTGTGCCACCCCTGCTTTTTATCGAGAGATGTTTGTGCGAAACCTTCCTCAAGGTTATACAGATACCGACCGATTCCCCACTGAACGGCAGCGCGCTTCATTGCACCGGAACGACCACCTTTGACGGCTTCTACCTGCGTGTTTTCAGCAGCATCCCATTTGGTTACCCATTCGGAATCAATCTTTATTGATATGCCGCATTCAACGCCGCCGTTGTTGGGAATATCGCGGTATTCATTGCGCCATCCTGCTTTGCCGCAAACATCGTCCAGACGTTTCATGATTGCCCGGTTCGTGACATAAGCCAGCACCATAGCCCACACTTTGCCATCGCGTGTTTTACCGCTTTGCTGTATTCGCCATTCGATATCTTCAGGGCTGAATGGCTCATCGAATTTATTCAAATCCATAATTCACCTCAGAATGGACACGGCCCAAGGAAATAACGCTGATTTAATACTTCAGTCTTTGCCGCATTTAAAAATACGCGAACACCTTCACGATCTCCCTTCTGGCGATACATTAACGCCTGCTGCGTGTACATGCGTCTCTGTAATTTGCTCTCCTTCACTGTGGTTGCAAGTGACATGAATATCTCCTTCGTTACCGATTAATTCTTTCATCTGACGAATGAATTCTTCGTCTGAACAGTTATCTGTAAAACTCATTTCCTGCGATACCACGGAAGGTTGATAGCTGATTTCATCGCTTTATTTGCTTCAAGCCACATTTTTGAATCACCAATAAATCTGGCTATTACTGCTTTGTTCTGTGCAGCTCGAAGCATCTGGTGATTAATGGCTATTTCATTGCGCATAATAAGACCTCAACTCTTTTCCATCCGTCACGTAATTTACGGGTGATTCGTTCAAGTAAAGATTCATTTAGTTGGAAGGCACCCATGCGAGCGCCTCCCGCGATTGCGTAAATCATGGGTGGTTCCTTATGTTGGTTTTATTAGTAGGTTATTTTTGTTGCGAATACTTCGCCTTTTACGATGGCTGTTATGATATTTTTAGCAACATCTTCTGATGCACCAACCTTGATAAGGTCAGCAAGTATTTTGTTATTCACTTCTTTCCGGTGAGCTTTATCCTTTGCTCTACGCTCTTCTTCGTCCTTGATTCTTTTTTCTTCTGCTATTCTGGCTTGCTCTTTTGCTTCAGCCTCGCGACGGATTCGTTCAGCCTCCTCCTGTGCTTTTCTGCGTTCTGCTTCAATTGCTGCCTGCTTTTCTCTTTCAGCTCGTTCTGCTGCCTCTTTTGCTTCGCGCTGTGCTCGTTGCTCGGCTTCAATGCGTTCACGCTCTGCACGTTCTGCTGCGGCCTTAGCTTCTGCTTCTCGCCTTGCTGCTGCTTCAATTTCGGCTTTTGCCTTTGCTTCGGCTTCTGCTCTGGCTTTCTCTTCAGCTTCTCTTTTTAAGCGTTCTTCATGCTCTCGCTTTTCCTGCTCCGCTTTGAGTCTTGCCTCTTCTCTTTGGCGGTCAAATTCGCGATCCATCAAAATAGCTATTTCATGGTCAGACTCAATTTGCTTTGCGAGAGCTTCAGCTTCTGCCTTAGCTTCTTCTTCGGCTTTAATCCGCGCCTGTTCTTCCTCATAATCAGTAAGAGGCTGGCGCGCCTTGGCTTTCAGCTCATCAAGGCGATCGCGCACTGTCTTGCGGTTGGCATCAATTAGCTTTGGAATTTCCTTCAGTTCAGCAACAAGGTCTTTGCCAAGACCATCGAGATATGTTTTCGTCTGCGCAACTTTATACGCCAGAGAAGCGATCTCCTTTCTGCCCTTTGCCGTTGTGATATCAGGCACAAAGGACATAACTTCACGTTCAACCTTTTGAAGGATTTCTTCAATCTGGTCGGCAGACTGAAATACAGTCATTGCATTTGCTTTTTCAATAACAACTAAATCTGTTACTTCACTCATATATCCTCCGTCAAAAAATTGCCCTCACACTGGAGGGCAAAGAAGATTTCCAATAATCAGAACAAGTCGGCTCCTGTTTAGTTACGAGCGACATTGCTCAGTGTATTCACTCGTTGGAATGAATACACAGTGCAGTGTTTATTAGTATGCCTGTCTTTTAACCACATCAGGCTCGGTGGTTCTCGTGTACCCCTACAGCGAGAAATCGGATAAACTCTATTCACCCCTACAGAGAGCAAAAGAGAAACGCCGATGAACAACTCATGGTGGCAGGAACTAATGCATTTTTTCCTGCAAGGAATGACACTTAAACAGTTGATTCATATGCTAATCATCCTAATCATATTGATTATTGTTATGCCTGTAAGCGTAAAAGAATGGATAAACCTGCATAATCCAGAAATCCTTCCTCATTACTGGATGTATTACATCCTGTTGTTTTGCGTTAGCTATGTGCTTAACGGCGTTGTTAATTCCGCTTATCACGCTGTGACTGAAAGAATTGAGATATTCGCTGCTCAGAAGCGCAAATCTAAAGAAGAGAAATACGTGCAAGATTTGTTTGATTCGTTAACTCTTGGAGAAAGAGCGTATTTGGCATTCGCTGTAGCCGCTAATAACCAGCTAAAGACAGAAAAGGGAAGCCCTGAAGCAATCTCATTGCTCGAAAAAGGGCTTCTTATTCGGGTACCTTCTGCTACTGGATATCCTGAAATCGACCGTTTTGTTATCCCGGAACGCTATAGAAATGAGTGCTACATTAGGTTTGCTGGGAAGAAAGACAGTCTTATGGATGAACTTATCGCTCAGGATAAGCATGGCAAAAACAAGTAATTAGCAAATTAATTTATCATCTCGCCGTCAGTTGTTTTGATTTCCGGTAGCCTGCCGCGTAAATGGCTACGTTTGGCAGGCAAATACTTCCACTGCATTCATCTGCCTTCTTGCAGCGAAGGCTTCCGAGTGATGCTGCTTTGTCTGCTCTGACGCAACCAGAGAGCTTTAGCGCAATTTTTCGCGCCAGTCGCTGTTCTTGCATTGCCTGCTCACGTTGAGCCTGTCTGCGTGCTCTGCGGCGATTTCTGGCGTTATCGTCAGCCAGATATGTAATGACTACTGCCATGTTGACCTCCGATGATTGACTTTGGCGGTGACGCGCCGGGTGCTTATCTTCCGGTTGCCGTCGTGCAGCTGCACTTCACGTCACCCCAAAGCCAACTACTCTTTGGTTCCCGCATTTCGGCGGGACAATCCCATCAATGTTAAAGAGCCTGCCAATCTGTTCCGTTTGGCTACCAGCGTCCTGCTGATGGCTAAAGAATACTGTAGGTATTTTATTGTGTAAATACCCGAGGTATTTATTTTTGGTGAAATAATGATAAGCAAATGAATACAAAGGATATTTATTTTTTCGGTGTCTGCTTGTTCAGTGCTTTTTATGCGGGATATGTGAAGTGGATCCCGATAGCTATTGCTGCCGGGATTATGGGTTAGTCAGCGAAGGTTAAGACGAGAATTACCTTAATGATGTCTGCTACAACAGACACGGCCATAGATAAACCAAAGACGATCCAAGCCATAGAGATGTCTTCACTACCATCGTATAGAGTTCCGTAATCACTGGTGTAAGGCGTAAATGTCGCGCCTTGATACAATAGGTATAAGCTTGATCCATAGAGGATAAATGCAGATATCCCTTGTATTGCCATGATCACCAGAATCATGAAACGAGCTGATCTATGCGCCCAAGCCTGGCTTATTTTTTCTGATAGAGATTTCGCAATAAAAGCATGCGCTAAGCCGTAAATTGTTGAGATTGCCAACATCCCCAAAAAGCTTGCTATAGCGGTTCCAACCATAATCGCCCCTTGCGTGATCAAACCAGCCTTAGTTTTGTCTCAATTGCAACGCCTATAATCTTGCAGTTTCCATTGATTGGCACGAGAGGCCATGCAGGATTAAGTCCCTTGAGGTATTTATTTCCGCCGTCGATTATCAGCTTCTTGAATGTTGCTTCGTTAGAGTCAGAAAGTTTTGCTATGACCAAGCTGCCGTTGATCGCCTCCCTTCCGGTATCGAAAAGAACGAATGTTCCCTCTGGAATGCTTAACCCAACCGGTGCCGTCATTGAATCACCTTCCACTTTAAGCCAGAACGCATTACCTTGAATATGCGCGTCAGACTCAAGCCAAACATCTATGTCTTTAATGGTGTATGGTTCGCATGCTTCACACCACGAGCCAGCCTGGATACTGCTTAACACCGGATACCTCTTTCCTGCTCTGTATTCCCCTGCATACCTTACGTTGGCATCGCTCTTAAGGCTTTCTGCCTGTTCTGCAACCTTGGCAGCAATTGACTGGCTAAAATCAGCAATTGAGACTTGCAACAATCGTGCAAAACCAGATGCAACCTCAACGTTTAGCGCGTTTCTGCCATTAAGATAATGCCCTACCGCTCCTTGGGTGATACCCAGTTCATCAGCGATTGAGTATTGGGTTATTCCCAATTCTTTCTTTTTTGACTCATACAAAGCCTTAAGACGCTTAGCGTCTTCGAGCTGTTCTGTCGTCAGTGATTTTTTATTTTCCATAGCTTAATTCTAATAGCTAAGGTACTTAAACTAAAAATACCCTAAGTATTGATTGCTTTGAATACCTGTAGTATTCTTTGTTCATGGTTAATAACGGAGAGTGCATATGATTCGAATGACACTTGCCGATTACGCCAAAATCCATGGACAGGCTAAAGCAGCCAGTGACTTTGGTGTAATCCAGTGCGCTATCAGCAAGGCCATTCTGGCAGGCCGTAACATCATGGTTACGGTAAAGCCTGATGGCAGTGTGATTGGAGAGGAAGTTCGTCCTTTCCCAAGCAACAAGAAAAACAAATAGTAACACCGCTCTTTAACAGTCATGGTCATCATTCCCGCCGAAATGCGGGAATACAACGCGCATACGTTGATGCGCATAACTTCTTATTTGTTAAGGAAACACTTACATATGGAACTTACAAGTACTCGCAAGAAAGCGAATGCAATTACAAGCAACATCCTGAATCGAATTGCTGTACGTGGTCAGCGAAAGGTTGCTGATGCATTAGGGATCAATGAATCGCAAATTTCGCGATGGAAAGACAGCTTTATCCCAAAGATGGCCATGCTTCTGGCTGTACTGGAGTGGGGTGTTGAAGACGAGGAGTTGGCGGAACTGGCTAAGAAAGTAGCCAGAATGCTGACAAAAGAAAAAGCCCCGAAGAACGGCGAATTCTTCGAGGCCTGATGTAGAAAGACTGGATCAATCCACAGGAGTAATTATGACATACGAAAATGACAAATTCCAGGTTCTGAAGAGCATGAAGGTGCCAGATGATTTTAAATCAAATGGCTTTGTTTATGTGCTTTCGAATGAGTGCATGCCAGGAATTTATAAGATTGGGATGACTAAGCATTCACCAGAAGTTAGGGCTAAAGAAATTTCAGCCTCTACTGGCGTTCCTAAGCCATTTAAGGTGATAGCAGCCTTTCATTCAAATAATCCCGCATCAGATGAAAAACTCATTCATAAAGCCTTTGCAAAAGAGAGGCTTAGTGATAATCGAGAGTTTTTCAAGCTTGAAGATAATGATCTTTCTGAATCTCTAAATGAAATAAGGGCGCTGGTTGGCCCTGAAAGAAATGGCGAGACGGCAGAATACGCAATTTACGACTCATTCATTTCTTTTCGCCATGAAAACGAGCTTGATCTTAATGAGGAGCTTATAGAGCAAGGTCTGGGTAGTGTAGTTGGTCATCTTCCTGCGGTGAAAAATTTCCTTATTCGCGCCGGAATTGCTTACGCGAAGCAACTGATAAGCAAATATAACTCATCGATAGTTATTAATACAGATGGCAGTGTGGTGATGGTTAAGTCTCTTGAAGCCCAATGCTTTGATGCGGAGGTTGGAAATGAGCCTGGCTGAAGTATTTTACCTGCCGAAGAGTGAACCTGTTGAACAGGAGCGAAGAGTGGCTGATATCGATGATGGTTACACCAGATTCGCTAACGAGCTGCTGGAAGCTATCGCAAGTGCCGATTTAACCGCTCGCCAGTTGAAAGTTATGCTGGCCTACGTCCGGAAAACATATGGATTCAATAAGAAAACAGATCGAATAGCCGATGAGCAAATTGCTCAGTTAACAGGACTGTCAAGGCAGAATGTTAACAAGGCTAAAAAAGAACTGATTTCAATGAATTGCCTGTTTATGGATGGAAATCAAATCGGTGTAAACAGTGAGGTATCTGCGTGGCAATTCAGCAAGTGTCTCCAAGTTAGCAACTTTGTCTCGAAGTTAGAGACAAAAAATGTCTCCAAATTAGAGACACTCAATGTCTCGAAGTTAGAGACACACAAAAGACATTCTTTAAAGACAAAAGAAAATATTAATAACCCCCCTATATCCCCCAAAAAAGTTTCTCAGAAGTTCGACCCGCTAGAAACAGAGTTGCCTGATTGGTTATCAGCAGAAACATGGTTGTCGTGGGTTACCTATCGCAAGGAGATAGGTAAGTCGATCAAGTCTAAGCAAAGTGTCACTCAGGCTATCAACGTTCTAAGCAGAAGTCTGGAGAAGGGATATACACCTGAAGAAATTATAAACCAGAGCATCGCCAGTGGTTGGCAGGGGATTTTTGAGCCCAAGACTTCAAAGGGGAAATCTCAACCGAGGCCGCAGCATCGAGCTATGCAGGAAAACTTTGCCACCAAAGATTACGGACAAACTGAAATGCCTTCATGGGCGCAGGAGTGAACATGACGCTGGATGAAAAGATCTTCCAACTGGAGAAAAAACTTGCAGAATTGAGTTCTCCGCCAATTGCTATCGAGCATACAGCTGTAGAAATTGGCACTGGCATCTGTGAAAAACATGGTGAGTTTGAGCAGCGTAACCGTTACTCGACTGGGCCAATTAAGTTTGCCTCAAGACCTAGCGAATGCCCGGAATGCATGAGAGATGAGCTTATTCGGCTACAGGCAGAGAAGATTAAAATCGACGAGGAATCACGTAAGCGCAATGTCGAGTTTCTGTTGAATAATCTTGATATTCCTGAACGATTCAAGGGTTGCACACTACAGAACTACGAGCCAGTCAACGACGATGCAAAGAGAGTGCTCAGGGTGTGTCAGGCATACGCCAGCAAATGGCCTGAGAGGTTACAGAAAGGCGGTGGGCTGGTTATGTGTGGAAAGCCTGGTACTGGAAAGAATCATCTTGCACTGGCTATCGCCTGGCACGCAATTACGGAACATCAAAGCTCAGCTATTTTCACAACGGCGCTGAAAATTGCCAGAGAATATAAATCAACATGGTCGAAAAACTCCACCCGCACTGAGGATGAAGTGATCCGACAGTTCACTAAACCTGACCTGCTAATTATCGATGAGGTTGGTGTGCAGTTTGGAAGCGAGGCGGAAAAGATGATCATGTTCGAAATCATCAACACCCGCTACGAGCGTATGAAGCCAACAATCCTGATTAGCAACCAGAGCAAAGATGAACTGTCTGCATTCATTGGTGAGCGTGTTATTGACAGGATGAATGATGGCGGCGGATGCACCCTTGCGTTTACATGGGATAGTTACAGGAGCAGATCGTGACTGGAAAAGAAATCATCCTGGAATATCTGAAAACTCATGAACAATTCTCCCCACATGAATTAGCACTGATCACCGGAATACCAAATAACAGAATCGCTCAAGCAGCAAGGCATATGGTGAAACAAGGACATTTGAGTGTTGTTGAGCGTAAGTGGAAGACGGTTATTTATGCAAAACGCAAAGTGAAGAAGGAGCCAATTAAAAGAAATCCAGATGGTACGGGGTGGGGATGTGCAAATCCAATGACGGCGTTTATTAATAGGGCGCTTATGGAGGTAAGGCAATGACCATCTACATCACTGAGCTAATAACAGGCCTGCTGGTAATCGCAGGCCTTTTTATTTGGGGGAGAGGGAAGTCATGAAAAAACTAACCTTTGAAATTCGATCTCCAGCACATCAGCAAAACGCTATTCACGCAGTACAGCAAATTCTTCCAGACCCAACCAAACCAATCGTAGTAACCATTCAGGAACGCAACCGCAGCTTAGACCAAAACCGAAAGCTTTGGGCTTGCCTTGGTGACGTCTCTCGTCAGGTTGAATGGCATGGTCGCTGGCTGGATGCAGAAAGTTGGAAGTGTGTGTTTACCGCAGCATTAAAGCAGCAGGACGTTGTTCCTAACCTTGCCGGGAATGGCTTTGTGGTAATAGGCCAGTCAACCAGCAGGATGCGTGTAAGCGAATTTGCGGAGCTATTAGAGCTTATACAGGCATTCGGTACAGAGCGTGGCGTTAAGTGGTCAGACGAAGCGCGACTGGCTCTCGAATGGAAAGCGCGATGGGGAGATCGGGCAGCATGACTATCAAATCAAATACGCCAGCACACGACAAGGACTGCTGGCAAACGCCGCTTTGGCTTTTTGATGCACTGGATATTGAGTTTGGATTCTGGCTGGATTCGGCAGCGAGCGACAAAAATGCTCTGTGTGCTCACTGGCTAACTGAGGCCGACGACGCGCTCAATTCTGAGTGGGTAAGCCACGGTGCAATCTGGAATAACCCACCGTACAGCAATATCAGGCCGTGGGTGGAAAAAGCCGCTGAGCAGTGCATACAACAGCGACAGACGGTAGTTATGCTTGTGCCAGAGGATATGTCAGTCGGATGGTTCAGCAAGGCTCTGGAGAGTGTCGACGAAGTTCGCATTATCACTGATGGACGGATTAATTTTATCGAACCATCGACAGGGTTGGAGAAGAAGGGAAACAGCAAAGGCTCCATGCTGCTGATTTGGCGACCGTTCATCAGTCCTCGACGGATGTTTACTACCGTATCCAAAGCGGCATTGATGGCGATCGGGCAGGGCGTCAGGAGGGCGGCATGAGGCGACAGCGACGAAGTATCACCGACATCATCTGCGAAAACTGCAAATACCTTCCAACGAAACGCTCCAGAAATAAACGCAAGCAAATCCCAAAAGAATCTGACGTAAAAACCTTCAACTACACGGCTCACCTGTGGGATATCCGGTGGCTAAGACATCGTGCGAGGAAATGACAATGGATTATTCACAGTTAAGTGATTTTGAAATTAACGTGGCGGTATTCGAAGCCATTCATAACGGATCACCGGATTACAAAGAAGGTGAGAATGGCGATATGGTGTTTGTCTCATTTGAGGGAGACATTGTAAACGGATACGCAGTTGAAGTAGAAGTTGAGCGCGGATCCTTTAACCCATGCGCAAACCCAGCAGACGCATGGCCGATTATTGAAAAATACAGGATTAGCATTATCAATCTCGATGAAGACGAGTGGGGTGCACGCGGTGTGGCCTACTGTAAATCTAAGCGAGCTATACATGAAAATCCCCTCCGCGCCGCCATGATTGTCTTTCTCATGATGCAGAGAATCCAATAATGCTTAGCCCATCCCAATCCATTCAATACCAGAAAGAAAGCGTCGAGCGGGCTTTAACGTGCGCTAATTGCGGTCAAAAGCTGCATGTGCTGGAAGTTCACGTGTGTGAGCACTGCTGCGCAGAACTGATGAGCGATCCGAATAGCTCAATGTACGAGGAAGAAGACGATGAGTGATTACCTGAAATGGTATCTCTGCCACCGCTGGTTAATTAAGTTTGCTGTAAAAGACTGGATGACAGCGGATGCCAACAAGCTTAAGCAAAGAAAAGACTATTACTACGCCAGAATGAAGGAAAACTACTGCTCAATTCGCACTCGCATATTTATTAAAAAAGACCTTCAGTCAATTCTTCAATTGCGAGGGAAGGTAAATGGCTAACCTACGCAAAGAAGCGCGCGGCAGAGAATGCCAGGTACGTATTTACGGCGTATGCAATGGCAATCCTGAAACTACAGTTCTGGCACATTACCGGATGGCTGGAATTTGCGGAACGGGAATGAAACCTGACGACATGATCGGCGCATGGGCTTGTAGCGCGTGTCACGATGAAATCGACCGACGCACCCATAACCTCGACAACAAAGACGCCAGACTTTACCACCTCGAAGGCGTGATCAGGACGCAGGCGATACTGCTGAAGGAGGGGAAGATTAAGTCATGAACGAATATCAGTTTGTGCTTCCATACCCGCCGTCGGTGAACACCTACTGGCGAAGACGGGGAAGCCAATACTACATCAGCGATAAAGGCCAGAAATACCGAAAAGACGTTCAGCAAATCATCCGCCAACTCAAGTTAGACATTTTCACCAAATCACGACTACGAATCAAAATAATCGCAGACATTCCGGACTCACGTCGCCGCGATCTCGACAACATCCTTAAATGCTTGCTCGACTCCCTTATCCACGCCGGATTTGCGGAAGACGACGAGCAATTCGATGACATTCGCGTAATTCGTGGTGTGAAAGTACCAGGCGGAAGGCTTGGAATAAAAATCACCGAACTGGAGAACGTATGAACGCCACAATTCAAACGATACCAGAGCTTCTTATCCAGACACGAGGCAATCAGACCGAAGTGGCGAGGATGCTTTCCTGCGCAAGAGGAACAGTGCTCAAGTACAACCGAGACAGCAAAGGCGAGCGTCATGTAATAGTTAACGGCGTCCTGATGGTCAAACAGGGCAAGAGGGGAAGACGATGAGCATAAGAGAACTAAATCTCACCAAAGAGCAGCACGAGTGGCTGAATGGCTGGCTTGAACTGTGGGGCGCATGGGTTTATTCAGGTCGTCTGGAAAAGCGCATGAGCAGCGTAATAGCGAAGTTCATGGAGAGCGTAGAGCCGGGAAGAGTTATGACAAGGCCAATGTGCAATGATGATGATGGAATGTTGATTTCTCAGGTCGTCGATTCCGTCATGTACATTGACAAAAAAGCCTTTGGGATCCTCCTCAGCTACTACGCTCATGGTTCATCTAAGCGAGCAATTGCATCCTACTATCACGCGACTGCAAAGCCACGCAAGATGTGTGGACGTGGTGGCGAGGGATGGAGAAAACCTTCACTGGCAACCTGTAGAAACGAAATTGACGACATCCTGAAAGCGTCGTTATTTGTTTTGTACCAACCAATGCAAAATGCTTTCAAAATGCGTAAACGTGTTGAGAAAGTTAAGCATGTTGCTGTTAAAAGCCTTGACATGCAATTAGCCATTTAGCCATAATTAGCAGGTAAGCTGCCGTTAGTGACTCTTAAGTTGCAACGGTGGCTTTTTTATTTGCACAACAGGTAAGAGCATTCTCCCTTATGGGGCTTGGCTTAAATGCACCGAGTGCTCTTATCGTTGTGCTGAATTAAGCGAATGCCGGAAGCAGAACCGGATCACCAAATGCGTACAGGCGTCATCGCCGCCCAGCAACAGCACAACCTAAACTGAGCCGTAGCCACTGGCTATCCTGAATTCATCAGTGATAGTTACGCTGCGGCCTTCTACACATGATCTTCGTGAAAGCGGGTGGCAGGAGGTCGCGCTAACAACCTCCTGCCGTTTTGCCCGTGCATATCGGTCACGAACAAATCTGATTACTAAACACAGTAGCCTGGATTTGTTCTATCAGTAATCGACCTTATTCCTAATTAAATAGAGCAAATCCCCTTATTGGGGGTAAGACATGAAGATGCCAGAAAAACATGACCTGTTAGCCGCCATTCTCGCGGCAAAGGAACAAGGCATCGGGGCAATCCTTGCGTTTGCAATGGCGTGCCTTCGCGGCAGATATAATGGCGGTGCGTTTACAAAAACAGTAATCGACGCAACGATGTGCGCCATTATCGCCTGGTTCATTCGTGACCTTCTCGACTTCGCCGGATTAAGTAGCAATCTCGCTTATATAACGAGCGTGTTCATCGGCTACATCGGTACTGACTCGATTGGTTCGCTTATCAAACGCTTCGCTGCTAAAAAAGCCGGAGTAGAAGATGGTGGAAATCAATAATCAACGTAAGGCGTTCCTCGATATGCTGGCGTGGTCGGAGGGAACTGATAACGGACGTCAGAAAACCAGAAATCATGGTTATGACGTCATTGTAGGCGGAGAGCTATTCACTGATTACTCCGATCACCCTCGCAAACTTGTCACGCTAAACCCAAAACTCAAATCAACAGCAGCCGGACGTTACCAGCTTCTTTCCCGTTGGTGGGATGCCTATCGCAAGCAGCTCGGACTGAAAGACTTCTCTCCGAAAAGCCAGGACGCTGTGGCACTGCAACAGATTAAAGAGCGTGGCGCTTTACCGATGATTGATCGCGGTGATATCCGTCAGGCTATCGACCGTTGCAGCAATATCTGGGCTTCACTGCCTGGCGCTGGTTATGGTCAGTTCGAGCATAAGGCTGACAGCCTGATTGCAAAATTCAAAGAAGCGGGTGGAACGGTCAGAGAGATTGAGGTATGAGCAGAGTAACCGCGATTATCTCCGCTCTGGTTATCTGCATCATCGTCTGTCTGTCATGGGCTGTTAATCATTACCGTGATAACGCCATGACCTACAAAGAGCAGCGCGATAAAGCCACATCCATCATCGCTGATATGCAGAAGCGTCAACGTGATGTAGCTGAACTCGATGCCAGATACACAAAGGAGCTTGCTGATGCTAACGCGACTATCGAAAGTCTCCGTGCTGATGTTTCTGCTGGGCGTAAGCGCCTGCAGGTCGCCGCCACCTGTGCAAAGTCAACGACCGGAGCCAGCGGCATGGGCGATGGAGAAAGCCCAAGACTTACAGCAGATGCTGAACTCAATTATTACCGTCTCCGAAGTGGAATCGACAGGATAACCGCGCAGGTTAACTACCTGCAGGAATACATCAGGACGCAATGCCTTCGATGATAGCGATAATTTTACTCATCATCCTTCACATCTGGCTCTGTAGACAGGGTGGTGATCACTTCTGGAGTGAATCCAGATTAAACATCTCATTGCTGATGCTTGATATTGAGCATCTGGCGCGCGGTAAGGGGCTGCGTTGAGATAAGAGCCAGTTCATTACAAAGCCTATCTACTGGTGGGCTTGATAATGAAACCGGAATTTATTCTGGGTAACCAGTTACGGCAGTACCGCGAAACAACCCAAGCCAGTAAGTGGGGAAATAACACTGGCAGCCACTGAAAGATGAACCTCCTGCCTTATGGCAAAAAAGATTCTTTGTGGTGGCGGACTGATGGAAAGACATCGGTTATTGCAGAGGCCATTCAATGAGTGGTCTCGACAATGGCTTATACCCTACACGGGATAACTTAACTGATATCCCTTTTAACGGATAAACGGAGCCAACAATGGCAGAGATTATTCCCATGACTGAAGAACAGAAATTCAAGTTAGAAATTTACCGACTGCTATCTAAGAACAATTCAGCGGCAGAGGAAGCGTTTGCATTCATTGGTGCTGACCAGTTGAAACTGGAATTGTTCAAGTTGCACTACAACGATGGCGGTGCAAATCCAGACTTCACATCTCGCACTATCGAAGCGGTGCGTAAATCGAAGGAAGCGTTAGACCTGTTCACTACCGGAGGGTAAGAGATGACTGAACAAGAAATGCCGAGATACCAGTGCCACAAAAAAGTTCGCGCCCTGAAGATTGGCTCTATAGAACATAAGCCAAACCCAGATCAGTCTGGTAAGACTGGCTCTTCTAGTTATGGGGCAATTATTCATCCGGATGATAAGAAATACGCAGCATTTGATGTTAGCGCGGAATATATCTGTAAGCACCGACCAATGTCTGGAGGCTATTACGTTGTCTATGAGGATGGATATGAATCATATTCTCCTGCTGAGGTATTTGAGTCTGGATATTCAAAATTATAGGAATCCTCTATGACAAGCGTCGTTGATCTTGGTAAGGAGAAGAAATTCCCAATTACTCAAGAGCTATACGAGCGGCTGGAAAGCGTCATTCATGATTACGATGGTGAAATCAGTTTATGCGAGGCGATTGGCACACTCGAATTGCTGAAGCAGTCACTGATTGAAGGCGCGAAAGAGTCCTCAGCCTGAAATGACAATTAAGTGAGATAAATATGGCAGCACCAAAGGGCAACCGATTTTGGGAGGCCCGCAGTAGTCATGGGAGAAACCCTAAATTCGAATCGCCTGAGGCGCTGTGGGCTGCTTGTTGTGAATACTTCGAGTGGGCTGATGATAACCCACTATGGGAGGGTAAGGTATTTTCATATCAGGGAGAAATAATTAAGGCTAATGTCCCTAAGATGCGAGCCATGACTATTTCAGGATTGTGTACCTTCCTTGATATCACCAGGCAAACGTGGGGAACCTTCCGGTCAATGGAAGGTTTTTCTGACGTCACATCACGAGCGGAAGACATCATCTACGACCAGAAATTCTCTGGCGCAGCCGCTGACCTTCTCAACGCTAACATAATCGCCCGCGATTTGGGCCTCAAAGAGCAGTCGCAAGTTGAAGACGTGACACCTGATAAGGGAGATCGCGATAAGCGACGCTCTCGTATCAAGGAGCTTTTCAACCGTGGAACTGGACGCGATTCTTGATAACCTGAGCGACGAAGAGCAAATCGAATTGCTCGAGCTACTCGAAGAAGAAGAGAACTACCGGAACACACACCTGCTATATGAATTTACGCCATACAGCAAACAGCGTGAGTTCATCGACGCCGGACATGACTATCCAGAGCGATGTTTTATGGCTGGTAACCAGCTTGGTAAGTCATTTACTGGTGCTGCTGAAGTCGCGTTTCACCTTACCGGGCGTTATCCGGGCACAAAAGGCTATCCTGCTGATGGTAAATATGGCGGTGAGTGGAAAGGTAAGCGTTTCTATGAGCCTGTTGTCTTCTGGATTGGTGGCGAGACAAACGAGACGGTAACCAAAACGACTCAACGCATCCTGTGCGGTCGTATCGAAGAGAATGATGAGCCAGGCTACGGTTCCATACCGAAAGAGGACATCATTAGCTGGAAGAAGTCTCCTTTCTTTCCGAACCTTGTTGATCATCTTCTGGTTAAGCATCACACGGCTGATGGCGTTGAAGATGGCATTTCAATCTGCTACTTCAAACCATACTCGCAAGGCCGTGCTCGCTGGCAGGGTGACACAATCCACGGCGTGTGGTTTGACGAAGAGCCACCATACAGCATTTATGGCGAAGGTCTTACCCGTACCAACAAATACGGGCAATTCTCAATTCTGACGTTTACCCCGATGATGGGGATGTCTGACGTTGTTACCAAGTTCCTGAAGAATCCCAGCAAGTCGCAGAAAGTGGTCAACATGACCATCTATGACGCTGAGCACTATACCGACGAGCAGAAAGAGCAAATCATCGCATCCTATCCTGAGCATGAGAGAGAGGCGCGTGCTCGCGGTATTCCTACGATGGGTAGTGGTCGAATCTTCCAGATACCGGAAGAGACGATTAAGTGTCAGCCGTTCGAGTGTCCTGATCACTTCTACGTAATTGGCGGGATGGATTTCGGATGGGATCACCCACAGGCGCAGGTTCAGCTTTGGTGGGATAAGGACGCAGACACAATCTACGTTTCACGCGTGTGGAAGGCGAAAGAAAAAACAGCCGTTCAGGCATGGGGAGCCGTTAAATCATGGGCGCATAAAGTGCCAACCGCATGGCCTCATGACGGAAACCAGCACGAGAAGGGCGGTGGTGAGCAGCTCAAAGGGCAGTATGCAGACGCTGGATTTATGATGTTGCAGGAGCATGCGACATGGCCTGATGGCGGTAACGCTGTGGAGCCTGGCATCACTGAATTGCGCGACATGATGCTCGATGGTCGCTTCAAAGTATTTAACACCTGTGAGCCATTCTTTGAGGAGTTCCGCCTCTATCACCGTGATGAAAACGGGAAAATCGTCAAGCTTAACGACGACGTTCTCTCAGCCGTTCGCTATGCATACATGATGCGCCGCTTCGCCAAAATGATGCGCGACATCAAAAAACCAAAAGAGAAAAAGATACCAGCCCCAATCAGGCCCATCGCACGGAGAACTTAAATGGCCGACGAAAACAGACTCAATTCCATTCTGTGTAAGTTTGACGCGGACTGGATGGCGAGCGATGAAGCCAGAACCGAGGCGACAAATGACCTGTATTTTAGCCGAGTGTCGCAATGGGATGACTGGCTATCAAACTACACTACCCTGCAATATCGCGGACAATTCGATGTTGTTCGCCCGGTGGTCAGGAAACTGGTCGCAGAGATGCGCCGGAACCCTATCGACGTTCTCTTCAGACCCAAAGACGGCGCTAATTCTGATGCAGCCGATGTGTTGATGGGGATGTATCGTACTGATATGCGCCATAACACGGCAAAGATTGCCGTTAACGTTGGCGTTCGTGAGCAGATAGAGTCCGGCGTTGGTGCATGGCGTCTGGTCACACAGTACGAAGACAACGACCCAACAAGCAACAATCAGGTAATCCGACGCCTGCCAATCCATGAAGCCTGCTCACACGTCATATGGGACGCCAACAGCAAGCAGATGGATAAGAGCGACGCTAAGCACTGCACGGTGATTAACCCCTTGTCGCGCAATGGCTGGAAAGAGTTCGCAGAGGATTACGGTATTGATCCGGACACCCTGCCATCTTTCCAGAATCCGAACGACACATGGCTGTTTCCGTGGGTATCGAATGATGTCGTCTACGTCGCTGAGTATTACGAGGTAGAAGAGAAAAAGGAGAAAGTCTTCATCTACCGCGACCCGCTGACAGGTGAGCCGGTCAGCTATTACCAGCAAGATATCAAAGACGTCATCGACGACCTGGCTAATCGTGGATTCATTAAGGTAGCAGAGCGCAAGGTGAAGCGTCGGCGTGTGTATAAGTCGATCATCACCTGTACGCAGATACTGAAAGACCGCGAGAAGATAGCCGGAGAGCATATTCCAATCGTTCCAGTGTATGGCGAATGGTCATTCGCTGGTGACAAGGAGTGCTACGAGGGTGTGGTAAGGCTGACGAAAGACGGTCAACGCCTTCGTAACATGATCATGTCATTCAACGCCGATATTGTTGCTCGTTCACCGAAGAAGAAACCGACCTTCTTCCCTGAGCAAATCGAAGGCTACGAATACATGTACGGTGGAAATGATGACTATCCGTACTATCTGCAGAACAAGACCGATGAAAACGGTAACGACCTGCCGATTGGTCCGATCTCCTACATGGAAAACCCTGAAGTGCCGCAAGCCAACGCTTACATGCTTGAGGCAGCCACCAACGCAGTGAAAGAGGTGGCTAGTCTTGGCGTTGATGCGCAGGCGGCAAACTCTCAGGTCGCTTTTGATACCGTCAATCAACTGAACATGCGGGCAGACCTTGAGACATACGTGTTTCAGGATAACCTGGCTACCGCAATGCGACGTGATGGCGAGATTTATGCCTCAATGGTCAACGATATTTATGACGTTCCTCGTCATGTAACGCTGACACTTGAAGATGGAAGCGAGAAAGACGTTCAACTCTATGCGCAAATTGTAGATTACCAGTCCGGTAATGTGGTCACACTCAACGACATTCGCGGTCGCTATGAGTGCTATACAGACGTTGGACCATCCTTCCAGAGTATGAAGGAACAGAACCGCGCAGAGATTCAGGAGTTGCTCACCAAGGTTCCGCAAGGTACTCCAGAGTTCCAGATGCTGATGCTGCAATACTTCACGCTGCTTGACGGTAAAGGCGTCGAGATGATGCGAGAGTACGCGAACAAGCAACTGGTGATGATGGGGCTGAAGAAACCAGAAACACCTGAAGAGATGGAGATGGTACAGCAGGCTCAACAGCAGCCGCAGCAGCCATCAGCAGAGCAAATTCAGGCGCAGGGTATCCTTCTGCAAGGTCAGGCTGAATTGCTCAAGGCAGAGAACCAACAGGCGCAGATTCAGGTTGAAGCCGCCAAGGTTGAAGCCCAAAACCAACTCAACGCCGCGAAGATTGCGGAAATCTTCAACAATATGGACCTCGACAAGCAGGCAGAACTGCGTGAGTACCTCAAGCTCGTAGGTCAATTCCAGCAACAGCGCAGCAAAGATGCTCGCGCTAACGCTGAGCTGCTTCTTAAAGATGCAGATCAGACTCATTCACAACGCATGGATTTCGCGAATCTTATGCGTCAAGTTCAAATCCCCTCCGGCGGAGTAGCCGAGACACCTCAATAAGAGAGAGTTAATCATGGACCAAACCACCGACATTCAGGCTTCTGAAGAATTAACCCTGCCCGGCAATCATGCAGCGGCATCTGCTGATGGCTTAGTTGTCGATAATGCCAACGACAACGCAGGTCAGGAAGAAGGCTTCGAGATTGTCCTGAAAGACGATGAGAAACCAAAACAAGACCCGGCAACTAATGCTGAATTTGCCCGTCGCCGCATCGAACGCAAACGCCAGCGTGAGCTTGAGCTGCAGATGGAAGCGGTTAAGCGTGGAGAGTTGCCGGAGCACCTGCGGGTGAACCCTGAGTTACCAAAACAACCAGACCCTAACGATTATCTTTCCGAAGATGCACTGGCTAAGTACGACTATGACCAGAGCCGCGCACTGGCTGCCTTCCAGCAGGCAAACAGTGAATGGCAGATCAAGGCTATGGACGCACGAAGCCAGGCTGTAGCCGAGCAGGGTCGCAAAACTCAGGAGTTCACCCAGCAATCAGCGCAATACGTCGAGGCAGCCCGTAAGCACTACGACGCAGCGGAAAAGCTCAATATCCCTGACTATCAGGAGAAAGAGGATGCATTCATGCAACTGGTGCCGCCAGCAGTCGGTGCCGACATCATGCGCCTCTTCCCGGAGAAATCCGCTGCTCTCATGTATCACCTTGGTGCTAATCCTGAGAAAACACGCCAGTTGCTGGCGATGGACGGGCAATCCGCGCTGATTGAACTCACTCGACTGTCAGAACGTTTAACTCTCAAGCCTCGAGCCAAGCCTGTTTCAGAAGCCCCGTTACCTGATGAACCCATTCAGGGACATGCTGTTGCTGCAAATATCTCTGCGATTGAAAAGCAGATGGAGGCGGCAGCAAACAAAGGGGATGTAGAGACGTACCGCAAGCTCAAGGCGCAACTGAATAAAGGAATTCGATAATGGCATTAAATGAAGGTCAACTGGTCACGTATGCTCTGGATGAAATCATCGAAACCGTCCAGAACCTGACGCCAATGGCGTCCAAAGTGACAAAATACACCCCTCCGGCAGAATCCATGCAGCGTTCAAGCAACACCGTGTGGATGCCTGTTGAGCAGGAAGCGCCAACCCAGACTGGCTGGGATTTAACTGGCAACGCAACCGGGATTCTGGAACTCTCCGTGAAATGCAACATGGGCGATCCGGATAACGATTTCTTCGAGCTTCGTGCAGATGACCTGCGTGATGAGCGTTCTTACCGTCGCCGCATCCAGGCATCCGCCAAAAAACTGGCGAATAACATTGAGTCAGCGATTGCCAAACAGGCAACTGAAATGGGCTCACTTGTTGTTCACGATACCCGCGCAATTGGTCCATCTACTGGCCTGTCTGGCTGGGATTTTGTGTCTGATGCAGAGCGCCTGATGTTCTCCCGTGAGCTAAACCGCGATATGGGCATCAGTTACTTCCTGAACCCTGACGATTACCGCAAAGCAGGCCGCAACCTGGTAGATGGTGACATCTTTGGGCGCGTTCCTGAAGAAGCGTATCGTAACGGTACTATTCAGCGTCAGATTGCTGGCTTTGATGAAATTCTTCGCTCACCGAAACTTCCGGCAGTTACCAAGTCAACCGCTACTGGTGTAACTGTTTCTGGTGCGCAGAAGTTTAAGCCGCAGGCATACACCCTTGATACCGATGGTAACAAAGAGAACGTCGACAACCGTGTTGCAACGGTGACCGTATCCTCCACCACCGGATTTAAGCGCGGCGACAAAATCAGTTTCACTGGTGTGAAATTCCTGTCTCAGATGGCGAAGAACGTGCTAACTGATGATGCTACTTTCTCAATCACCCGTGTGATCGATGGTACTCACATCGAAATCACGCCGAAACCGATTGCACTGGATGACGCGTCACTGACAAAAGAAGAGAAGGCTTACGCTAACGTAAACACCTCTCTTGCTGATACCACTCCGGTAAATGTTCTGAACGTGGCAACAACCACCGCTAACGTGTTCTGGGCTGATGACTCAATCCGTCTGCTGTCTCAGCCGATCCCGGTAACTCATGAACTGTTTGCTGGCATGAAAACTTCTTCCTTCAGCATTCCTGGTATTGGTGTTAACGGCATCTTCGCAACGCAGGGTGATATCAACACTCTGTCTGGTAAGTGCCGTATTGCTGTGTGGTATTCAGCATGTGCTGTACGACCAGAGGCAATTGGTGTTGGTCTGCCTAACCAGACTGCGTGATAACCAGAGGGAGCTTCGGCTCCCTTTTTTATCTGGAGACAAGCATGACACACATGATCTTTCGTCATGGCGACATGAAGAAGTGGAAAGGCGTTGGCTACGACTTTGAAATCGTGAAAGCCGAAGAGCTTCAGGAATATCTGGATGCTGGCTGGTTTTCACATCCTGATGACCTTTTGAAGGATGTTGCAGAGCCAGAAGAAAAACAGCGTAAAAAGCCTGGTCGAAAACCTAAGGCGGCAGCAGATGAACCTGACAACGAAGGGTGATTTAGTTCTTGCGGCATTACGTAAGCTCGGTGTGGCATCAAATGCCACGTTAACCGATGTCGAACCTCAGTCCATGGAAGATGGTGTCAACGACCTTGAAATGATGATGGCGGAATGGCTTGGCGGTGATGCGTCACCAGGTATCAACGTTGGCTACATTTTCGCTGATGCAGATGTCGCTCCAGATCCGGGAGATGAGCACGGTTTATCAAATAACGCTATCAATGCCGTCATTTTCAACCTTGCCTGCCGCATCGCTCCAGATTATGCGCTGGAAGCGTCTGCAAAACTTATAACCACTGCCAGATACGGGAAAGAGCGACTCGTCAAACTGTCTGCAATGGACAGAGCAAAAGCCGCTAAATGTAAGTCCGGTTATCCAAACCGTATGCCTGTTGGTAGCGGTAACCAGTTGGCGAAGTGGAACGGTTGGAATTACTTCCACCGAAAGGAGCCTTGCGATAACGGGAGCGAATAAATGCCGATTCAGCAACTTCCGCTTATGAAAGGTGTCGGCAAAGACTTTCGAAACGCCGACTATATCGACTATCTGCCAGTGAATATGTTGGCTACACCCAAAGAAATCCTCAACAGCAGCGGATATCTTCGCTCATTCCCGGGCATTGCCAAACGTTCTGATGTGAACGGTGTATCTCGCGGCGTCGAGTACAACATGGCGCAGAATGCTGTTTATCGCGTTTGCGGTGGCAAGTTGTATAAGGGCGAAAGCGAGGTCGGTGATGTTGCCGGAAGTGGTCGCGTATCAATGGCGCACGGTAGGACATCACAGGCAGTAGGCATTAATGGTCAACTGGTCGAGTATCGTTATGATGGCACGGTTAAAACCGTCTCAAACTGGCCTACAGACAGCGGATTCACGCAGTATGAGTTAGGCTCAGTCCGCGACATTACACGCTTACGTGGGCGTTATGCGTGGTCAAAAGACGGCACTGATTCATGGTTTATTACTGACCTTGAAGACGAATCGCATCCTGACCGCTACAGCGCACAATATCGCGCAGAATCGCAGCCGGACGGTATCCTCGGCATCGGAACATGGCGAGACTTCATCGTCTGCTTTGGTTCATCGACGATTGAATATTTTTCCCTGACTGGGGCAACCACCGTTGGTGCCGCTTTGTATGTCGCACAGCCATCGCTGATGGTGCAAAAAGGCATCGCCGGGACTTACTGCAAAACGCCGTTTGCTGATTCGTATGCGTTCATCAGCAATCCGGCAACAGGTGCGCCGTCTGTATACATCATCGGCTCCGGTCAGGTGTCACCAATCGCCAGCGCGAGCATTGAGAAAATACTACGCTCCTACACTGCTGATGAACTGGCTGATGGCGTGATGGAGTCTCTGCGATTTGATGCGCATGAGTTGCTGATTATCCACCTTCCGCGCCATGTTCTTGTTTACGACGCATCTTCAAGCGCCAATGGTCCGCAATGGTGTGTGCTGAAAACAGGCCTGTATGACGATGTGTACCGCGCTATCGACTTCATTTACGAAGGCAATCAGATAACGTGCGGCGATAAGCTGGAATCGGTTACCGGCAAATTGCAGTTCGATATCAGCAGCCAGTATGGGCTTCAACAGGAACACCTGCTGTTTACTCCGTTGTTCAAAGCGGATAACGCCAGATGCTTTGATCTGGAGGTGGAATCATCCACTGGCGTAGCTCAGTACGCCGACCGCCTGTTCCTCTCTGCAACCACTGACGGAATCAATTACGGACGTGAGCAGATGATTGAACAGAATGAACCGTTCGTTTACGACAAACGTGTTTTGTGGAAGCGAGTCGGGCGCATCAGGAAAAATGTCGGCTTCAAATTGCGCGTTATCACGAAGTCACCTGTCACTCTGTCTGGCGCTCAGATAAGGATTGAGTAATGGCGGATTCGAATCTCAATGTGCCGGTAATCATTCAGGCTACACAGCTCGACACATCAGTCCTTCCACGCAATATCTTCTCGCAGTCGTATCTGCTTTACGTTATCGCACAGGGCACTGATGTTGGTAACGTGGCTAACAAGGCCAACGAGGCAGGACAGGGCGCTTATGATGCACAGGTCAGGAACGATGAGCAGGATGTGATTCTCGCTGACCATGAGCAGCGAATTTCTGCTGCGGAAGCAACGCTTGTTAATCATGAGGAGCGAATCACCCAGGCAGAATCAACTCTTCAGGAACATGAAACACGAATCGCTCAGAATGAAAGCGATATTGCGTCGCTTGATACCAGAGTTCAGTCGCTGGAGTCGCAGGTTTCAGACCATGAAACGCGCATTGATGCTCTGGAGTATGCAACCACGCGCAAGAAGTCAGAGGTTGTTTACTCTGGCGTATCAGTAACCATTCCGACAGCGCCGACAAACCTTGTTAGCCTGCTGAAAACGCTCACGCCGTCATCCGGGACGTTGGCACCATTCTTCGACACCGTTAACAACAAGATGGTTGTGTTCAACGAGAACAAAACCTTGTTCTTCAAGCTGTCGATCGTCGGGACGTGGCCCAGTGGAACCGCAAACAGGTCAATGCAGCTAACCTTTTCCGGCTCTGTTCCTGACACGTTGGTCAGCAGTCGTAATGCGGCGACAACAACCGACAACATCCTGTTAGCTACGTTCTTCAGCGTGGATAAAGACGGCTTTCTGGCCACAAATGGAGGCACGTTAACCATTCAGTCAAATGGTGCGGCGTTTACTGCCACAACCATCAAAATCATTGCGGAGCAGTGATGGAAATAAAGCTCATCGACAATCCGGTGAAGCTTGCAGAATTCCTCAACAACCCGGCAAACACGGGAAATATCGTAGACAGTGGAGATAAATACTACATCAAGCCTGATGCGGTATATCTCGGCATCTACGAAGGATTAGTGCTGGCTGGCGTTCATGAAGTGCGTAACTTCTGGCATAGCGTTGTTGAATGTCATGCGGTGTACGACCACGGATTCCGTGGTGAATATGCACTGCAAGGGCATCGATTATTCTGCAAATGGCTTCTCGAAAACTCACCATTCCTTAACAGCATCACCATGGTTCCTGACACAACGAAATACGGACGGGCAATTATCCGTTTGCTTGGCGCTACCCGTGTTGGTCACCTTGATGATGCTTATACCAGCAATGGAAAGCCTGTGGGCATCACGATTTATCAGTTACCGCGCTCAAAATACGAGGAGCTAACGAATGTTAATTTTCCAGATTGCCAATAAGCACCTCAGCAAAGCTGTTTACTGCAAAGGTGGCAGTGATGGCGGTTCAAAGGCACAGGCACGCGCAACTGAAAAGGGCATCGAATTGCAGCGTGAAATGTGGCAGACGAACATGCAAAACCTTGCACCGTTCACGCCACTCGCTCAGCAGTACGTATCACAGTTGCAAAATCTTTCCTCTCTTCAGGGGCAAGGTCAGGCGCTTAACCAGTATTACAACTCCCAGCAGTACAAAGACCTTGCAGGTCAGGCGCGTTACCAGAGTCTGGCAGCAGCAGAGGCAACGGGTGGATTAGGCTCTACAGCAACAGGAAACCAGTTAGCAGCAATCGCACCTACACTCGGTCAAAACTGGCTGTCAGGTCAGATGAACAACTACAACAATCTGGCAAATATCGGCCTTGGCGCTCTTACAGGTCAGGCAAACGCCGGGCAGAACTATGCCAACAACGTCAGCCAATTGTATCAACAGCAGGCGGCAGCATCTGCGGCTAATGCGAATAAACCATCAGGATTTCAGAGCGCCCTGGGTGGAGCGGCAGCAGGTGCAGCTGCAGGTACTGCAATCATGCCTGGTTGGGGTACAGCAATTGGTGCTGGCGTCGGTCTTCTTGGTTCACTTTTTTAATGGAGGTGTCTCTTGGCTACATGGCAACAGGCTGGTAATTCAGGCGCGCTTCTTGCCGGGTTAGGCGGCATGAACTCCAACGCTCCAAGAGCAAGTGATGCAGACGCCACGCTTGCATACATTCGACAGAATAACGAGATGGAGCGTTCAGGACGTAATAACGTTGGCTTGCAGGCTTTGCAGGGCATTTCATCTGTCATGGATATGTATAAGCAGATGGATCAGCAGAAGCGACAGCAAGAGTTTCAGCAGGCTTATGCTGATGCATATACATCTGGTGACCGCGATGCAATGCGAAAACTGGCATCACAGTATCCTGAGCAGTTTGACGCTGTAAGAAACGGCATGAAATTTGTCGATGAAGACCAGCGTTCCTCTGTCGGCACACTGGCAGCAAGTGCCAGACTGGCAGCTTCATCTCCAGAAGCCATGATGTCATGGTTGCAGAACAACTCATCTGAGCTTACTCGTGCCGGAGTAGACCCTCTGGATGTGGCGAAAATGTATCAGCAAAATCCACAAGGTTTCACAGAGTTTGTTGATCACCTTGGAATGGCTGCACTTGGTCCAGAACAATATTTTCAGGCACAAGACAGAATCGTTGGTCGTGAGATTGACCGCGGAAAACTTGCAGAGACAATCCGCAGCAATCAGGCTGGCGAGGCGCTAACAGCAAGAGGCCAGAACATCACGATGCGCGGTCAGGACTTATCTGCTTCTACTGCGCGACGAGGTCAGGATTTGGCAATGCAGCGAGCGTCAACAAGAGGAATCGCTGGGAATGATGAGCGTACAGTTCAGTTATCAGATGGCAGAACTGTAACGGTAGGCGGGAAACTTCACGGCGCTGGGGCTAATGCGTTCTACGAAGGCATCGACAACGAGGGGAATATGGTTCGCGTTCCTGCCAGTTCAATCGCTGCGCCGGCAACATCGTCTGCATCAGCACAAAACTATGCCATGAAGAAGGATATCGACGCGATCGCAAATGCAGACGCTTCTGCTCTCGATTTCATGACAGGAATGACAGGCGGTGCAGGTAATCCAGCAATTGGTGCTGATGTTCGCAGCCGATTAACAGGAAAAGAGCAGCGCCAGTTATATAACTCAGCACAACGTATTCAGGGCAGAATGCAGAATCAGGGTGTGGCGGCAGCAAGGGACATGGGTGCCAGTGGTATTAACACCGTTGCAGAAGCGAAGATGTATTTTCAGGGGATGCCGCAGGTTGACTATTCAAGCCCGGAGGCTATGCAGCAGTCGATTCGTGAGATTCAGGAATACACCAACAATTACAACCAACAATATGACGTTAATGTTGGTAAATCTCAGCGGCAGCAATCTCAACCTGCACAGGTATCACAGCCAGCAGCCAGCAGTAATTTTTCTTCACTATGGGGTGATTAATGGCTAAAGCATGGAAAGATGTTATCGCCTCTCCACAGTATCAGGCGTTAGCACCAGAACAAAAAGCGCAGGCTCAGGAGCAATACTTCAATGAAGTCGTGGCCCCGCAAGCCGGAGAAAATGCAGAGCAGGCTAAGCAAGCTTTCTATGCTGCCTATCCATTGCCATCTGTGCAGCCAGTGGAGACACAGCAACCAGTAGCACAGCAACAACCACAGCAAAGTGGATTTATGTCTGATCTTGGCGAAGCAGTAAAAGAGACTGGTCGCGGACTGGTGCAGGCTGGCGTGAACGTGGCAAACATACCTGCATCAGTTGCCGATGCTGTAACAAGTGCGGCGGCATGGGCCGGTGGTAAACTCGGTATTGGCGATGGAACATACCAACCAGCGCCACGAGTAACAACGCAGGGATTAGAGCAGGATTTTGGCCTTCAGCAAGGCGCGCTGACTCCACAAACGACAGAGGGAAGGGTATTTGCTGAAGCATTGCCTTACCTCACCCCTGCTGGCATTGAGAGAGCGGCAACACAGGCACCAACACTTGCTGGTCGAATTGCTCAGGGGGCAACTCGCCTTCTCGCTGAAAACGCAGTTGGATCACTTGCTGCAAATAGTGCGAAAGATGATGCGGAAGCACTCGCCACCGATTTAGGCGTTGGTGTGCTGGCTGGCGGTGCTATTAACGCTGCCGGACGTGGATTAGGTGCTGCTTATCGTGGCGTTCGTGGTTCTATTGCGCCAGAAGCGCAGCAGGCTATCAGATTTGCAGAGCGTGAAGGAGTTCCTCTGCACACCACAGACCTGTTACAGCCTACTTCCCGCGTCGGGAAAATGGCGCAGACTACAGCAGAAAATATACCACTGGCTGGCACAAGCGGAATGAGAGCAACGCAACAGGAAGCGAGAAGTCAGTTGGTGCAGAGATTTGCTGATAAATTCGGCGAGTATGATCCAGCGGTTGTTATTGACAGCCTTAAAGCGAAAACATCAGGAATTCGTCGTGCCGCCGGTAATCGACTGGAGCAGGTTCAGAATGCTATGGCTGGAGTAAACATTCAGCCTGCGCGAGCAATTCAGCAGATTGATACAGAAATATCTAACCTGCAGAAGCTTGGTAAGGTTGCTGATAACGAGACTATTTCAAAACTTCAGTCCTATCGTGATGAGCTTGTTCGCAATGCTGGTCCTGATGGCCCGGTAAATCTGGATTTGAAGCAATTAAGCGATCTGCGCAGCCAGTTCAGAATGGACGTGAAGGGGGAGCGACCAGTGTTACCAAACCGTTCCGATGCTGCCATTCAGCGCGTTTACAAGGCGATGACAGACGATATCAATGGTGCCATTGGTCAGAATCTTGGCAACGATACTCTCCGTAAATATCAGCAGGCCAATGCCGTCTACGCTGACGAAGCGGCGAAACTAAAGAATACCAGGCTGAAGAATGTTCTCATGAAAGGCGACCTGACGCCGGAAGTTGTCAACAACATGCTATTCAGCAAGAACAAATCGGAAATTAAGACGCTGTATAACTCAGTTGGTCGTGTTGGCAGGGCGCAAATGCGCAATGGCATCATTGGAAAGGCGATGGAGAAATCAGGTGGTTCCCCTGACCAGTTCCTTCGACAGCTTAACATCCTGCAAAACCAGACTGGCATCACATTTAAAGGTCAGGATGCTGCTTATCTGAAAGGATTGAAAAACTACCTTCAATCCACGCAGCAGGCTGCAAAAGCGGCAGTAACAACACCAACAGGGCAGCAAACCATCCCGTTCATTATCGGATATGGGACAGCAATGAACCCTGCGACAACTGGCGCAGCAGTAAGCTACGGACTTCTGACTCGCGCCTATGAGAGCGAGCCATTCAGAAATGCAATGCTCCGAATGGCAAACACCCCACGCGGATCAACAGCGTTTGAGAAAGCCATGCAGCAGGCACAAAAGGCCATTAACGCCCTGACTCAGGGGGCTAAGTCTGATGCGTTGTCAGAATAGCTTCGCAAACACCAGGAACGTGCAAAAACCAAATATGTAGAACGCAATATTCAGCATATCTCTTTGCATATATCCTCCGTAACTGATAGTTAGCTGCTGTCTTTTTTATATAGCTCTTTGAGCGTATCAAAGACAATTTTCTTAACCATATCAGATTGTTGTTCTGCCATACGCTCTGCATCGTCAATGTAAACTGATGCAGAGCTTTGTTTAGCCAATGATTCTTCAATCGCTGCAATTATCTCTGAGTTCAGCGACCTGTTATTCATCTTCGCGCGCTGTTTAATTTTCGCGTGGAGTTCATGCGGAAGTCTCAAGTGAAACTGCGCCTCGTCGTATTTGCTGTACATCCTTGATGCCTCACCAGTTGGGTGGAATGGCATCGTAACCTACTGGATAAATACTCAATAGTACCATTTCGGTATGTAATCATATCATGGTTGCATCATATCATTCGTCTGGAGCAATGAAATGTCAGATATCACCGCAAATGTTGTGGTAAGCATGCCTTCGCAACTCTTCACTATGGCGCGTTCTTTTAAAGCCGTAGCCAATGGCAAAATTTATATCGGTAAAATTGACACTGACCCTGTAAATTCTGAAAACCAGATTCAGGTTTATGTGGAGAACGAAGATGGCTCTCACGTTCCTGTATCGCAACCAATCATCATTAACGCTGCTGGTTACCCGGTATATAACGGACAGATTGCCAAATTCGTTACCGTGCAAGGCCATTCAATTGCTGTTTATGATGCGTATGGTGCGCAGCAGTTCTATTTTCCTAATGTGCTGAAGTATGACCCTGACCAACTAAGACAGGAGTTAGATGGTGTTGGTGGGGTTAATTTAGTAAATGGGGCATTACATGGTGCCATGGATTCAGATCCAAATGTTGGTTTTAAAATCACCACATCCTCAGGTGAGATTTACGAATATGCTCCGGGAATTACAGGTCTTGCCGATGGGTTTTCGGTATCAGCATCACAGTTATATTTAACAAGGAATGGCCTATCTTATAAATACTCTTCACCTCATAACACACTGGTTTGGCCATCTCAGTATATCGATACGAGTGCTGATGCGAAATATTCAATTGAATCTATTATGGCGCACGGATTGAATGTGGACCTTAACGGAACTACAGTTAAAGCCAGCACCATTAATATTACGAAAGATTTGATTAATGGTGAAATTGTTGCTATCGGAGATGAAGGATCATTTATAACAGTAAACTCATGCATGCTTAACAATATTAAAGTTAACTGCAATATGATGGCAATTAGAAGGCCTGTTCATATCAAAACAGGGGCTGTTAATCCAGTAGTTAAGAATGTTGATGTTTTTGATAGTAATGGTTCTCAACTAACTTATGGTATTTTCATAGATGCAAATTCTGTATTGAATTTTGTCGTTGATAACATATCAATACATAATATTACCACCATTGGAAATGGTATTCAGGGTGATGTAATTGGGCCATGTCGAGGGATTCTTGTAGGAACGGCACTTGATCCAGTACCATCAAATGATGATGAGGTATCAAGTGGAGTTATAAGTAACGTAAGGATTTACAAGCTAAACCCTTGGGAAGATGCTGATGGTGTTGTTATTCAGATTTACAACTCATCATCAAATATGCTCAGCGGGAAGAAAATAAAGGTTGATGGCGTTTATACTTACAATGCACTTAAGCGAGCAGTCAAAGTTCAGGCCAATGATGTTACAGTAACAAATGTATTTGCGGTTTGTGATGACGCCTCAGCAACTAACCCTATGTATAGTTGTGTTAGTGTTTATGGTAGTTCCTGTGTTGTTCGTGGTGTTAGTGGGCGAGGGAGGATTGGCAATGGTGTTGATTCATCTGATGGGTTCAATACTATCAGTGATGTTTATCTTAAGACGACAGCAACCTATGAGCTAAGCGCAGGTCTACAGATAACTTCCGGGCAGGTAAACGCGAATAACATTCACTCTGAAGGATCAAGATACATAGTCGCAATTCGGGCAGTTAATAACACAACACCGTATGTAAATATTAATGGCATATATGGGCAAGGTTATGACGGGGCGATTTTGTTAGAAATCAGATACGGATTTAATATTGGTAATGTTTACTTAAGTGATATTTCAGTATCAAGTTCAAATCCCACAAGGTCTTCATTCTTCTTTGATATATTATCAGGTGGAAGTATATCTCTGATCAGCGTGTCAGACGTCAAGAGAATCAGTCAGGCATTTAACGGAGCAGATATAAACATTTCTGGTGGGGTTGCAAAAGCTATTGTTAAAAATTCAGTTTTTGAGAGTGGTTCGTCAAGCGTTGGTGTATCAATGACAACTGGTACTTTAGTTGCATCAAATATATCAGCACAAAGTAAATCTTATGCTGTCAACGCTGTACAAACCACAAATTCACTTATAAATAACATTGATGGAATCGTTAGGGTTGATAGCACAACCAACAGTAATGTCGGCCTTTACAGAGGGATTACCTCTGTTGGGACTAACACAGGACTGAAAACTGTTTTCTATCAATAA